CGGATATGGCCGGGTTAACGCCGTCGGAGAAGTCCTCCACTTTCAGGAACGCACCGTTGTAGGCGTGGTTAGAAATATTGTCGATATTCGCAAAAAGTTGTGAGATTATGTCTGCCGCATCCTGTAATGCACCTCCAACCCTCTGGGCCGTATTTTCTCCCACCTGCGTGGCATTAGCCACCGAATTAGCTTTATTTTTAAACTGTTCTATTGTTGCCATTATTCACCGATTGAATGTATTCGTACTCTTGTTCCTCTCACTCTCCCAGAACCAGTGCTATCGCACTTACTTTCTTTTGTTTTCAGATATGCCAGGCACGTTGATAGATAAGCTTCTGCCACATTCATAACCTCATCGTATCTACGTACTCTGTTTTTATCATCGCTACGACTCGCATAGCTATCGTTATGCTGCATCAAGCCTGTTCGTGTGAGTATTCCTCCATCACTCATTATCATCTTCGCGTAGACGAAATATGAAATGGCTATTTGTAGCCCGGCACATTTTTTCAAAGTCTTGTTATCTTCATATTCGCCACCTTCGAGTAATATCTTATTCTCAACATTTAGATGCTCACTAAGTAAGGCCTTATATCTCTTTAGGCCTATTGCAGGGATGATAAGTATATCTTCGCATTCTCGGATAAACGTTATTATCTCTACATCATCTACATGCTTAGAAGTAGGTCGAGCAAGTTCTTTAAACTTCTCTACCGTCAATATCTGTTTATTCTCCATTTGATTTATCGTTGTTTTCCGCGCTGATATACTTCATAGGCTTGATAGAGAAGTCATGAGGTATTGAGGCATCGTGCCAACTGCTAAATACTCTTGAAAATGCACGCTCAATAAATCTCTGTTCCGTCGTGACCTCACCGGCATAATACTCGTAAGCATCACGCATCACTTCTCCGGAGAACCCTAACTTGCCGATACGGATAGAGTAGAACAGTTCTTGATGAAATTGCGAATAAATACGGCTTACGACGCTCTCCTCTGTCGTTGTAAATTCTTTATCGAAATTCCTAACTGGGAACGGTACGACCTTTGGCTCGTCCTCGCCATTTTCGAGCTCAACGTATAGTATCTTAGAGCCTTTAGTGTCGCCTTGGAACTCTTTCAAGTCTTCATCATCAATCATCTGCCTTTCTTCTTCCTCACCAGCTTCATTGATGTGCGGTACACCTTTTTTGGCAATAAGCATACAAGCGACCAGAAAGTTATTACGGACATTACGGTATTTGATATTCCCCAATCCTTCATCTGTAGATATTTCGGTAATTACAGCATCATACAATGGAACCGGATATTGGTTTTTCCCGTCCATCGAGAGCCATAATATTTGCCCCTTGTAGCTCTCTATACCTCCGCAAGCATCAATCTGTTTCATGACGACATCAGGAGCCGGGTTAAAGACATCAAAACGATTTATAAACTTCTCCGATACTTGTTGCTTTTGCCCGTTTTTTGTTTTATCTCCCTTCCAGTCGCAATGCGTAAGGATATGGGCCACATTCCCTGCATCGTCTGTCTCTTCCAGCCTGCATTGTTCAAACGGCATAAAATTAACCTCTGTGATCTGACCAAGCACATTGTAATTAATGTGAAGGGCAAAGCCACCGAAATGCGTTATATCTCCAGCTACCTGATGAAGCAAATCATCCATCGTAACACCTTCACGGTTAACAGTCATTTCTGAAAAAAAATCGTTATTAAAACCATATCCCTCGACAAATTTCTCGTATCTGTTAAGGCATAGTTGAGCTGTTCCAGATGCTCCAGTTATAGCCATGATATTCTGTGGGTATAGATTATCATCCCCATAACTTTGCATTTTGAACCGCTGTTGGAAATTAACATCGATGCGCTTCTGTGGTTTCTTGGCTGTCTTTACATTCATAGCTTTGCCCTTCTTTCTAATCTTTACTTATCCTCCCCAGTTCCTACGCCGGTGGCATCCTTCTTGGGCGCCTTACCTTTTCCTACGCCGGTACTCTTGGGTACCTTCTGGAATAGCTCTACATTGTCAGGAAATTGCTCCAGATAGTTCTGAGCGACCTCGTCAGTAAGGTTATCATTCGAGAACACCTTACCGCCCATAAAAGCTGGGCAGTTGATAATTGCACCTGCCTTCAACCTATAATTAAGTTTTTCTGCCATTTTTCCGTTTTTGTTTAAAAAATACACAATTTCTACGAGTGCATCATGGTAGCATTGTTGGCACGATGTCGGGACAAACGATTTACCAGTTACCTCGTAGTATAGTTCCTCGATTGTCTCCTTATCAAAAGAACTGAAGGGGGTATCAAAACGCCCCTTCAAGTCCTCGATAATTCTTCGTGCCTCTTCCAGCTCCATTACCCTGCACCTCCCAATAGGCTCTTGAACTGCGTCTCGGTAGTCTTTGAGTCTGTGTTAAAGTAGAACAGAGCTGATTTCGGTACGCTGGTCTCTTGCAGAGTAACCAGCCAGCCGCCATCGGTGTCTTCGCTGTACTTCTCGTTATCAATAGCACTCGCACGCAAGCCCTGATAATAGCCGTACACCTGATATTCGGCTTTTCCTGAAGTGCCCTTATGGACATTCTTCAAAATCAGTACGAAAGAGCCGTTTGCAAGCCCGTCGATGATGTCGCGTGCCACCTCTGGCCCATTATCAAGCACAGCAATTGGGACCTCGTTTGTGAACGTATTTCGGTACGTACCGGTAACAAGGCTCGTCTTTGCTCCACTGAACGGACTGGCCCCCTGTTGTACAACAGGGTAGCCTTTTTTTCCGCTCTTCAAAACAAGTGTCTTGATAATATTCTTATTATCGTTGTCAAAAACGCTCTGTGAGAAGTCAATATCCCCGCGATTGCAAATGATACCGTCTGCCTCCAAGCCTTTAACGATAGGGCTATCGCAGTCCACTGCAATACCCTTAGCAATGATACTATCGCAAATTCCTGCCATAATTCAGTCCTCCAGATTAGTATGCCGCATGGAACATGTCATCCTCGAGAATTTGTGTACCGATACGACCGGTAGCATAGATGTAGTTTCTACGCTCCTTCTTATCGAACCAAATGTCAAGGTCAGAAATCAGACCGTCTGCATCAGTACCAACCTGCAACTGGTTGATATTTGCATACACTGCACGATAAGGCTTGTTAAGCATTGTGCCGGTGTTCTCGTATGCCATAATCATACGGTCCCAGATAGACACACGTGCCAACGTTACACCGTTGTAGGTAGCCACATCAAGACCATCGAAAATCGTCTCCCATGGCATAATCTGTGTATAGCACTTCTTGATGTCGTAGGTCAGAGCATCGGCCAAACCCTTTGTGAGCAGCACCACAGCACCACTATCAGCAGATATACGGCTGTCTGCATCCATCAGCAGATTATCAAGAATGCCAGTAGCTACACCCTTACCGAGGATAGCCTTCTTCTGCTCTGCAAATGTGGTCTTGCTGTTTGCTTCAATAGCAGTAAGCTGGTTTGACTTGCTCGCACACTGAGTGAAGATGCGCTTAAACAGACCATCACACGTTGTGAAAAGCTCTGTCTTTGTACCAGTGGTAAGAGTACCACCGCCTGCAACATCCTTTGCTCCAGTGTCTCCAAACCAACCAAAACGCCAAATCATTCTCTTCATCTGACGCTCCAGAGCAGGACGGATGATATAGGTCATAAACTCCGTAGAGGTCAGATCACCAACCGGTGTGCCAGTCTTCAACGTGTACTCTGCGATAGTACCGCGCAGGCTCTCGTAACAAATCTTGATAGGAATTTGCCAGTCCCCAAGCACCCATCTCTTCTGTGAGTTAGAGATTCCCACCTCCTGATATACCGGGTCGCAACCGCTCCCCTTGATACCAACATCGTCCATATCGCCAAAAAAGGCAACCGGGTCTCCGTTCTTTACCTTTTTCAGCGCAGTGAAACGCTGAAAATCCTCGTCTTGATCAATGCTCAAAGGAATAACTTCTTTGAGGTCTGTTACATCCTTCGGATTGACACTAATGTTTTCAAAAAACTTTGTCATTTCTTTTTTCTTTACTTGTTTTTAAATGCCCCCTTCTTTCTGGCTTCAATCTCCTGTCGCATCGGAGACATCTCGCCTTTGTTATCAACCTTTTCGGTCGCATTTCCACCTTCCTGCTTGCGCGGCTCCGGCTTGTAGCTGCTTGAAATCTTTGCCAAAGCCTTCTCACCTCCGGCAATCTTTACAGCATTCAGTATGCGCAAGTCATCTTTGGTCTTCGCATTGGCTTCTGCGGTAGCTTTCGCCTGCTCCAGTTCCTCAATTTTCTTTTTGAGCTCTGAAACCTCGCTTTCAAGTTCTGTGATGCGCTTTTCCTCATCGGTCTCTCCACCGCCATCACTACTCCCATTGCTGTCAGTCTTAATGTCGGTGATAACACCATCAACCACAACGATAGTTTTACCGTCAGGCATAACAAACTCGCCATCAGGGCTGGCCTTATCCCCGACCTGTGGC